GGAAAAAGGAATGGTAAGCATGTTGGCTTTCACATTTGGGCTGCTTATAGTTATTCACCTAATGCCACATGGTCAAATTTAGTCGAAGAATTTCTTGCTTCAAAAGACAATCCTGAACAACTTCGTACATATATAAATACTGTTTTAGGAGAAGTATGGCAAGACGAATACGAAACAAAGATAGGTACAAATGCCTTAATGGAAAGGGCTGCATCTGAAAAATATGAGCGAGGAGTCCCTCCGCGTGATGTTTTGATTTTGGTTGCAGGAATTGACACTCAAGATGATCGACTTTCTATGTCAATTTGGGGATTAGGAAGGGGAGAAGAAATGTATTTAATTGACAGAATAAAAATATATGGAGCACCGTCGCGCCCTGATGTCTGGACACAGTTGGATGAAATACTGACTTCTCCATATAAGAACGAGGATGGAATAGAGCTAAAGATTCATATTGCAGCTATAGATACAGGCGGTCACTACACAGATGAAGTCTATAAATATGCAAAGGATCGAATAAATTTAGGAGTAATTGCGATTAAGGGTGTAGCACGATTAAAGAGTGATGTTTTTTTAGGAAAGCCAAACAAAATCGAAACAAATTCAATCGGAAGGAGCCTAAAAAGGAGTGTTTTGTTATTTGCTGTATCTGTAAACAAGATAAAAACGCATCTTCATCGTCGATTAAAAGAGGCAGAACCGGGTCAAGGATACCTTCATTTCTATCCAACTGTTACGAATGATTACTTTGAAGAATTAACTGCTGAACGTGAAGTGCGGAAAGTAAAGAACGGTTATCAAGCAGATCGTGTATGGATGAAGAAGAGTGGAGCAAGAAATGAAGCACTTGATGAAATGGTATATGCCTACGCTAGTTTGCAGCGTTTATATCAAATATATGACCGTAGAACTATATGGAAACAGCTCGAAAAGAAGCGTGATGAAGAGATGAAGAAAGCAGGAAAAGATGAAATAACAGAGAATAAACCAGTAGAATCACCATATAGACCTCCACAACGCCAAACTAAGAAGTCTAATTCTTCCTTTGTTAATAGCTGGTGACTAATCCAACCATTCTTGTTCCAGATTTGATCTATCCAGCGGATACGATCATTTTTGATGTTCCTGATTTCACTGATCCTATTGGTGATCCTGTTACGAATACCAATTATGCGATGAATTGGTATGCACGAACAAATACTGCATCTGAAGGCGCAACTATTACAGGTGCAGATGAAGGAGCAGGCTGGAGAATCACGGTTCCATCTTCTACAACAACAACATTTGATGCAGGCACGTGGACATGGCAAGCGATAGCAACTTATGGATCAGTTCGATATACAGCAGGCCGAGGGCAATTCACTGTTAAAGCTTCTGCCTATTACATCGGGACTCCTGGTGCTTTTGACGATAGATCTCGCGCAGAAATTGATCTTGGTCACGTAGAGGCTGCCATCAGGACATTGGCAGAGGGCGGAATGGTTCAAGAATATGCAATAGGTGGAAGAAGTTTAAAAAGATATAAGATGGGAGAATTACTGCAATTAAAAGCAGAGTTGGAGAACGAGATCAATATGGAAAGGAGAAAAGAAAAAATGCGTCAGGGTCTTGGTAATCCCGGCCTAGCAAAAGTGAGGTTCAGCTAATGGCTATTTTTGGTTTCGGGCGTATAAATGCCCTTAGAAAGCAGTTAACAGGAACTAAATCACGTAATCCAAGGCTAAAACGTGCTTATTCAGCGGCACAAAGTAATCGACTTACCTCCGATTGGGTTCGACCTTCCACTTCCGCTGATAGTGAAATTAAGAACAGTTTGAAGACAGTTCGCAATTCTGCGAGGGAATTAGTCCGTAATAGTGACTTTGCTAAGGCTGCTTTAAGGGCTGTTAGGAATAATGTCGTCGGAACAGGTATTAAAAATCAAGCGCAAGTCTCGATGAAGAGAGGTGATCGCTTGGCTGAAGGAAAGAATGCTGAGATAGAAAAGAAATGGAAACGGTGGGGGAATGCTAATCGCTGCCATGTTGGTGGAAAATTATCTTGGGCAGAAATACAGGCTTTAAGTATTACTTCTATGATTGAATCGGGCGAGGTTTTTATTCGTCTTGTTAAACAACCTTTTGGTGATAGTCGTATTCCTCTTGGCCTAGAAATTATTGAGGCTGATTTATTAGATGATGGTTATAACATCATTTTAAAGAATGGCAATCAAGTAAAGATGGGAGTTGAAATAGACAAGTGGCAGAGACCAGTTGCCTATCATTTTTGGGATTATCATCCTGGTGATTATCAATTTAGCTCTACACCAAAAGAGTTAAAGAAAAGAATAAGAATATCTGCTGACGATATTATCCATCTTTATACGATGGAGCGTCCGGGTCAGACACGCGGAATGAGTGCATTTGCCTCCGCAATTATGCGTTTAAGGAATTTAAGTGGATATGAGGAGAGTGAAATTGTGGCTGCTCGTGCAACAGCATCAATGATGGGATTCGTGAAGACCCCAGATCAGGACTTGTTTGAGGACGGTACTTATGCTCAAGATTCTGTCCTTGATTTTTCACCCGGTTCCATTAGGCGTTTAGCACCCGGCGAGGAATTGCAGTTCTTCTCTCCTACTCGACCTGATGATTCTTTTACTCCGTTTGTACAGCAGATGCTTCGAGCTGTTGCAGCGGGAGTGGGCTGTTCTTATACACAAGTTAGTTCCGATTTCAGTCAGTCAAATTACAGTTCTTCTCGTTTGGAGATTCTTGAAACAAGAGCACATTATAGGACTCTTCAACAATATTTAATCGAAGCTTTATGTCAAAGAGTTTATAGTAAATGGATTGAGATGGCAGTCATGTCAGGCGAGTTAGATTTGCCGGGTTATGACAGTGATCCAGAAAGATATGAAGAATGCAAGTGGATTCCACCAGCGGCTCAATTTGTAGATCCACAAAAAGAAGCAGCGGCTTATAAAGCTCTAATTCGTAGTGGTGTTATGACTTTATCGCAAGTTATTGCTTTACATGGTGGAGATTTTGAAGAGCAAATGCGTCAACGTCAAAGGGAAGTAGAAGTTACCAAAGATTTAGGTATTGTTTTAGATACTGATCCTTCTCAAGTTTCGGATCAAGGTAATATGCAGTCTGAAAATAGCTCTAAGCAATCAAACACTTCTAAAGATGAAGAATTAGACTAATATCGGATCAAGTTCTTTAATAGAATTATGAGAGGCAAACAATCTGCAAAACGAAAAGCTTATAAAAATAAGCCTCAAGGTTTTGCAGCTTCAAGGTCAGCGGCTGTTGCTGAACCACCTGTTGAGGTAGTTGAAGAAACAGTGGTTGAAAAAGTTGTAGAAGAAGAACGTGATTTTACCGTTGAGAATCACAAGAGAGCACATGTAACTCATTTTATTCGCTCTAAAGAAGAGGATCGAGTAATTGAATTTCCATTCGCTAGTGAAGAACCAGTTGAACGAATGTATGGGAATGAGATTTTAGAAATAAGTGAAAGAGCGATGGATATGACTCGTTTAAATACGGGCGCACCATTGCTTTTTCAGCATGACGCAGACAAGATAGTTGGAGTAGTAGAACGTGCTTACATCAAAGGTAAGCGTGGCTTTGCTCGTGTTCGACTCGCTAATAACGAGCTTGGACGCGAGATGCAGGAGCTGATTTCGGATAACATTATTCGGAATGTAAGCTTCGGCTACAAGATCAATGAAATGGAGGCTGACAAGTCCACTACTCCAGTGACTTATCGGGCTACCAATTTCCAACCTTTTGAAATCAGTCTGGTCACAGTACCAGCCGACTTTAAAAATGTTGGCATTGGTCGTGCTCTTACTGATAATGAGAGCACACAAACGGCCTCAGCCGTTAAAAGTAAACCCATTGGAGAAACCCAAGTGGAACCCAACCTTGAAAACGAGGCTGCTATCCGCGCTGAGGCTTCAAAAGCCCAGCGTAAGGAAGTTGCCGATATGCTCGCTCTTGGACAGCGCACTCAAAACACTGAGTTAGCACAAGAGTTTATCGCTAATTCTCGCTCCTTAGACGAACTTCGCACTGCACTTCTAGAGAAGATGGGTGTTGAAGAGAAGCCTCTTAATCCTAAAGATGCTGAAATCGGTCTTAGCGATAAAGAGTGCCGTAGTTTCTCTTTCTTAAGAGCACTTAAAGCACTAGCTCATCCAACTGATGCTGCTGCACAAAGAGCTGCTGCCTTTGAATTTGAAGTTAGTAGAGCTGCTCAAGAAAAATCAGGTAAGGAAGCTCGCGGTCTTTTGATCCCTGCTGATGTACTTGGTTATGGCCAAAGAGATTTAGTTGTTGGTACTGCATCATCAGGTGGTGATTTAGTACAGACAGATTTACTCAGTGCTTCATTCATTGATCTACTTCGTAAGTCTCTTGTTCTTCAATCAGCAGGTGCAAATGTACTTACTGGTTTAGAAGGAATGGTTGCAATTCCACGCCAGTCTGGTGGTGCAACAACTTACCACGTTGCTGAGAACTCAAACATCACTGAATCTCAGTTAACCGTTGACCAAGTAAGTTTGCAGCCCCGTACAATTGGTGCTCTGACTGATTATTCTCGTCGCCTATTACTTCAATCAAGCATCAGCGTTGAGAACCTTGTTCGTCAAGACTTGGCTCAACAGATTGCTATCGAGATTGAGAATCAAGCGATCAATGGTGTTGGTACAGAGAGCAAGCCACTTGGCATCTTGAATGTCACAGGCATAAACACTGAATCAGGTGTTGCTGCATTCAGTGACTTTGTAAATGCTGAAGCTGCTTTAAGTACTGATAATGCTTTAAATGGCAGCCTTGGTTATTTGATGAACTCTGCCCTTCGTGGAACCATGAAGGTTACAGAGAAAGCTTCTGGTACTAATGGAATCTTCGTTTACGAGGGTGACAACACAATCAACGGCTATCCAGCTTATGTGTCTAACTCAATGCCTGACAGCACTGCTATTTTTGCGAATTTCAGTGATGTTCTAATTGGCTTGTGGTCTGGACTTGACATTATGGTTGATCCTTACACAGGCTCTGCTGCTGGAACAGTTCGTGTAGTTGCCATGCAGGACTACGACGTAGCGGTTCGTCATCCTGAGTCTATTTGCAAGTTGTCCTGATTTCTTAGGAGTCTCTTATGCGTATTGAAATTCTTAAATCAACAATTGTTGACATGAATGCGGTCAGTGTCGGCGATCTTGTCGAAACGACTGAGCGTTCTGCCTTGATGTTAATTCAAATGGGTAAAGCAAAAGAGGCTCCGATAAGTCAGACTGTTGTTATTACGTCTGAAGTCGAGAAGACTCCAGCCCCGAAAAAACCAACTCCCAAAAAGAAAAAAGCCAATGGCAATTCTCAACCTGGGGTCTAAGACAACACATGTTGCTCTTAGAGCCAACTCATTAGGCAACAGCACCGCTACCGGATCGGCTGTTGACCTTGTCTCCTATGAAGGTGACATGATTGTTTTTCTTGATGCTTCCGCAGGTGGCTCAGGAATTACTTATGCAGTCAAACTGACAGAATGCGACACTTCTGGTGGTTCATATTCTGATGTTTCTTCAGGTGCGTTCACTACCTCCTCTGCAAACACCGCGACTGCTCAAAAGATGACCTTAAACACCAACGACCTTAAGCGTTACGTCAAATGCGTCGTAACCGTTGCTGGTGGAACAGGCACAGGGTACGTTTCAGTCAACGCTTTTGCGTCTGAGAAGTACGGAGCCTAATTAAATGGCATTTGTCGAGACTCCTGATGCTTTCCTTGCTGACTTTGGTAAAACATGCCAGATCGGTGGAGGAACAGCATTTAAAGGAGTTCTCGACTCGCCAGCAGATGTCATAGCGGGTGGCATGGCAGTTACTAGGGAGTATTTGTTAACAGCAAAGACTTCTGATGTTTCTTCTGCTACTCGCGGCACTGCAATTACCGTTGATTCAGTCAATTATACGATTCGGGAAAATTTGCCAGTAGATGATGCAACTTTCTCTGAATTATTACTTAGCAAGGTCTAATGGCTGACACACGTAGAGAATTAATCCTTGCAAGACTAAAAACTAATTTAGATGCAATTTCTGGTGCAACTGTTTACAGAAGTCGTGTCGAACCATTAGCTCGTGGTGAAACTCCAGCAATTATTATTGAACCTATATCCGATCAACCTGACGGCACTAACTTTTATGACAAATTAGATTGGAATATGCGCGTGAGAATATCAACTTTAGTTCGTGCTGCTTTGCCAGATGATGTTTCAGATACTTATACGCAAGCAGTTCATTTAAAAATAATGGCAGATCAAACTGTTAATAGTTACGCTCTTGATGTGCTTCCTGATAGAACAGATTTCAGTTTAGTCGAGGCAGATATTCCGTTAGGAATTATCAGCCAAGACTTCCTAGTGCGTTATCGTACTAGTAGAACTGATTTAACTTCCAGCTAAATCATGGCTAAAATAGAAAAAGAAATTCCTAATCCGGGGACTGGTGGAACTTACCTCTTTGACCCCAAAACAGGTAAAACAACCCTAATACCCGAAAACCCAACCACCCCAGAGGACAATGGCACTAACGAGGAAGACTTGGCTTCTAGCTAAGATAGAATCATCTGAAGGCACAGATCCGACACCTGTAGGAGGATCTAATGCGATCCAAGTTTCTAGTGTTGAAGTAACTCCAATAGAAGCTGACACTGTTCAACCAGAAGCTTTTCAAGGTTTTATTGGTAACAGTACAAGGGGTACAATCCTTGCAAATAAAAGGGTTAGCGTCAGCTTTGATGTTGAGCTTTCTGGATCTGGAGCAGCAGGAACGGCTCCGGGATATGGACCTCTTTTGAAAAGTTGTGGCCTAAGTGAGACAGTTGTTAGTTCAACTTCAGTTACTTATGCCCCAGTATCTGCTTCTTTCAGTAGTTGCACTATTTACTGCTTCTATGATGGCACTCGTCATAAGATTACAGGTGCAAGAGGAACGGCGACATTCAACTTGGTGGCTGGGCAGTTCGCTAGTGCTTCTTTCCAATTTATAGGAACATACAATGCACCAGATGCAACAGCAATGTCTGGTACTTGGACTCTTGCAAACCAAGCTGCTGCGTTAGAAGTTAATGACACAAATGTAACTACAGCAACTTTCCATGGTGCAACTTCTCAACGTATTGAATCGCTCGATTTGGCTTTAAATAACGAATTAACTTACAAGGAAACTGCTTCCAGTAAGCAGACCTTAATTGTTAATCGTGCTCCGGGCGGTACAGCCGTTATTGAAGCGCCAGCCATTGGTACGACTGATTATTTTGCTAAGGCAGTTGCTGTAGCAACAGGTGCTACTGACGTTATCCTTGGTGCTTCCGCTGGAAACATTGTCAGACTAAAAGCAGATCAAACAGACATCACTGGTGCTTCTTATGGAGACACCAATGGCGTTAGGTCACTGAATATCCCTTACTTGGCACTACCTACAACCGCAGGTAATAATGAGATGAGTTTGATATTCACCTAACTTCATGACCTTTATCCTTAAGAAGACTGCTTCAATTAAGTGGCCTGTTACTGTTCAAAAAGCTGCTGATGGCGGCAAATTTAAAGAGTACAAGTTCGATGCAGTCTTCAAGGAGATAGGTCGAGATCGTTTTAATGAATTAATAGATGAAGGAGATGAAGCCTTAACAAATGAAATTCTTCTTGGATGGGAAAAGATACAAGATGAAGAAGGCAATCCTATTGAATTTAACGAAGAGAACAAGAAGGCTTTATTAGATGATTTCACTGCAATGAAAGCTGTTATTGAAGCTTACGGAAAGTTGATTACAGGAGGTATTGAAAAAAACTAAAAGAGGCTGCCGAGTATTGGGTAAAAGGAGGTGTCGTTGATGAAAGAGATGCCTCTATGGAAGCTTTTGGTGCAACGCCTGAACAGATAGCAGCCGCTAAAGAAAAACAGGATTCAATCGAAGTTGATTTTGAAGTTTGGCAAGAGAACTGGGAGGCAGTACAGATGTTTATTCGCTTGTCTACTCAATGGCATGTCAGTATGGCTGGATTGACAGGATTAAACTATTCATCTTTTGAATATCTCTGTAGACTGTATAAAGTAGAAGATTGCGTTTCTTTATTTGAGGCGATTCAAATTATGGAAATGTCAGCCTTGTCTTGTATGAGTAAGAAAAAGTAATGGCACAAGCTGTAACTGATCTAAAAGTTTTAGTCAAGGTTGCTGGGCAACAGGGACTGCAAAAACTAGCAAGAGAGTTGGACGGTGTAGGAAAGAATGTCGCTAAGGCTAATTTTAATTTTGATCGTTTTACTAAAGTTTTAAAGGCAAAAGAAAGGCAGCAAACTAAAAATATAAATAATACTCGTGCTTTTGCTAATTCTTGGCGTGAACTTGCTAACTCGCTAAAAATAGGAAGTCGTGAATTTAATGTTGCTACACGCAATGCAGCGCGACTAGACAGACAATTAAGGCGTACTGGACAGGCAAGAAGAGGAGGATTTGGGGCAGCAGCAAGAGGTTTGGGAGCGGTTGCAGGTTCCGCTGTCTTTGGTGGCCCTGAAGGTGCTATTGGCGCAACGCTTGGCCTAATGGGAGGGCCGGGAGGCGCATTAGTCGGTGGTGCTATTGGCGCACAGGTAGGAATGCTTAGAAAGGCCGCTGGAGGAATAGCGGAAAACGTTGCTCAATATAGAGGGTATCAAATTGCTTTAGCTGGTATTAGTAATAGTCAAGAGGATTACAACGAGAGTCTTCAGGCGATGTTGAATATTTCTCAGAAATTTCTTATTCCACAAAAGGAGG